CATGGAAATAACCGGTTCGGGAAAGTCTATTTTATTAAGCAGCACCTGCCGGGAATTGTCGCATAACGTGTCTCCGGTAAAAACATCGTCAGGGCCGATTATCCCGACAATATCGCCCGGACCGACCTCATCCATGGCATCCACGTTTTTGGAATAAAGACGCAAAATACGTTTTACCCTGACTTTTCTGCCGTCCCTGGCGTTGACAAGCGTATCGTTTACCCGCAGCCTGCCGGAATAGGTGCGCATGTACAACAAATCGGCGCTGCCGCTGGCAATAAGTTTGAATACCAGGCCGCAAAATTGCGGATCATGAATATTCACCTGGGCTTTTTCATTCTTTTTAACGCTGAACGCCGGATAGTCGGGACGGTCGTCAGGACCAGGCAGATAATCAATAACGGCGTCAAGCAAAGGCTGAACCCCGATGTTTTTTTTGGCTGAACCGGCAAAGATCGGGCAAAGTTTATTTTCGATTACCAGACGGCGGATCTCGGACTTCAACAGTTCCTGAGGGATATTTTTTTCCTCAAGGTAAAGCTCTGCTATCGGCTCGGACAATTCAGCGATATCGGAAAGAAATTCGTCGCGGGCGGCGGCGCTTTCCTCGGTGAGTTCCTGCGGGATTTTTTCAACAATCACATGGGAGCCTTCATCCCCGGCAAAACGCAGGAGCTTCATCTGCAATAGATCGATGACGCCTTCAAAGCCGGATTCCATGCCGACCGGAATTTGAAAAGGCGTGGTTCGAATGGAAGGGAATTTTTCCCTGATATCTTTAACTGTCCGTTCAAAAGAAGCGCCGAGCCGGTCAAGCTTGTTAATAAAGGCGATTTTGGAAACCTGATAGGAATCTGATTGACGCCAGACTTTTTCGCTTTGAGCTTCAACGCCTTCGACGCCGCTGAAAATAACCACGGCTCCGTCGCAAACCCGGATCGAGCGTTCGACTTCAGCGGTAAAATCAATATGTCCGGGAGTATCGATAAGATGGATCATGGCGTCATGGCCGGGATTTTTCCAGTGGAAAGTCGCGGCCGCGGAAACAATGGTAATTCCCCGGCTGCGCTCTTCATCCAGATAATCCATGACCGTATTCCCGGAATCAATATCGCCGATGCGGTGGGTTTTGCCGGAATAAAAAAGGAAACGTTCCGTAAGAGTCGTCTTGCCGGCGTCAATATGGGCAATAATGCCGATATTCCTGATTGATTCCAGATCAATATGGTCTGCCATTTCTGCCGTTCCCTTTCAGCCTTTCAATTGTAAATAAAACGTGCGCGTGCCGGAAATGTAATTTATTTCTTTTTCCTGCCCCAGGGCCACCACCATCGGAAACGAGGTTTGGAAGGGGGCGGAGACGGCGGGACTTCCTTGGCCGCTTTTGCGGACATTCTATCGACCGTATTTAAAAGTTCTTTCTCTTTATTTTGATGCTTGATGTTGTGGGACTGGCAGAGTCCGAATTTGTCGTCGACGGTAGGGATCATACCGCGGCTGGTCTTGGTCAGTTTTATTGTTTCAGTTGAAAGTTTGGTTGTGGATGTGTCGGGGGCGGAAGCTGTTATATCCCTGGCCGTATGCAAATTTTTTTCTTCATTTTCATCGACATCGCTGTTTTTGTCTTCCGCCGCATAGGGGTTGGTCCTGATAATTCCGGCCTGAAAATTTTCACTCAGTTCGGGCACCGTGAAAACCGTACCGCAGACAGCGCATTCTACAAGAACGCCCTTCATTTCCGGTTCCAGTTCGTAAACGGTTTTACACTTATAACACTGGACATTGATCTTCGCCATTTTTGCCTCACAACTGCCGATTGATTAAGGTTCTGAATGAAGATAACACCGCCATTAACAAAAATCAAGTATGTGAACAGGAATTAAGCTCAAAACACCGACATTCCGGCCGCCGTTGCGGCGCGAAACGGTTCAGGAATTCATTTTATTGCGTTTGCGTTCAATCGGATTCAGGTAAATTTTGCGCATCCTGATGCTTTCCGGGGTCAGCTCAAGAAGTTCGTCGTCCTCAATATATTCCAACGCCTGTTCAAGGCTCATTTCAGTATGCGGAGCGATCTTCAAGTTGCGGTCGGAACCGGCAGCCCGGACATTGGTCAGGTTTTTGGTTTTCTGGAGGTTGACCTGCAATTCGCCTTCCCGGCTGTTCTCGCCGACGATCATGCCTTCATATGTTTCCGTGTTGGGAGGAATAAAGAAAATACCGCGCTGCTGCAAAGCGTCGATGGCGTAAGCCGAAGCAACGCCCCGTCCCATGCTCACCAGGGAACCTACCGTCCGCCGGGGGATTTCCCCTTTAAAGGGAGCATATTTCAGGAAACGGTGAGAAACAATTGCTTCCCCGGCGCTGAGAGTAAGAGCCTTCCCCCGCAAGCCGATAAGTCCCCTGGTCGGAATTTCAAATTCAATCAATTGCCGCTGACCGCGCGCTTCCATGTGAGTCATTTCGCCTTTGCGGAGGCCAACCAGCTCAATAATTTTGCCGGCAAAATCATCCGGTACGTCAACCGCCAAAGTCTCTATCGGCTCCTGCCTGATCCCGTCAACGGTTTTATAAATAACCTGCGGTTTGGCCACACCCATTTCGTATCCTTCGCGACGCATATTCTCTATCAGAATTGCGAGATGAAGAACGCCGCGGCCGCTGACTTTAAACGCTTCCCCGCCGCTTTCTTCCACCTGCAAAGCAACATCCTTTTCGGATTCTTTGAAAAGTCTTTCGCGCAAGTGTCGGCTGCTGACAAATTTGCCTTCGCGACCGTAAAACGGCGAATCATTAACTCTGAACAGCATGGAAATGGTGGGTTCGTCAATCGCGATAGACGGCATCGGTTCCTGGTGTTCGGGGTCGGTTATCGTATCACTGATATCAATATCCTCGATTCCGACAACAGCGCAAAGATCACCGCATTTAACGCAGCTGGTTTCTTTTCGGCCCAGCCCCTCAAAGACGAAAAGCTGTTTGATCTGAACGAATTTTACGGAACCGTTGCGTTTTAAAATACTCACCGGAACTGAAACGCGGAGTTCGCCCCGGTAAACCCGGCCTATTCCTATGCGGCCTACATAGTCTGAATAATCGAGAGAAGCGATTTGCGCCTGTACCGGCCCTTTAACTATTCTGGGAGCCGGAATGTGTTCGATGATTGCGTCCATAAGGGGTAAAATTGAATTTCTGGCATCCGCATCGAGGTCCCGGACGGCCCAGCCGTCCCGGCCGCTGGCGTAAAGAAGCGGAAATTCAAGCTGTTCGTCGCTGGCGTCGAGTTCACAGAAAAGGTCAAACACTTTATCATGGATAACGTCCGGACGGGCGTCCGGCTTGTCGATTTTATTGATCACCACAACCGGTTTCAGACCGAGAGAAAGGGCTTTATCCAGCACAAAACGGGTTTGCGGCATCGGGCCTTCCGCGGCGTCGACAAGCAGCAGAACCCCGTCGGCAAGCTTAAGTACGCGTTCCACCTGGCCGCCGAAATCGCTATGTCCGGGCGTATCGATAATATTGATCTTAGTGTTTTTGTAATTGACGCTGATATTTTTCGCCAGAATAGTTATTCCGCGTTCGCGCTCCAGGTCATTGCTGTCCAAAATACAATCCCGGACTTCCTGATTGGCCCGGAAGATATTTGCCTGTTTAAGTATTTCGTCGACCAGAGTTGTTTTACCGTGGTCTACATGTGCGATTATCGCTACGTTCCTGATGTCTGTCATATTGTTCCCTGATTTCCGTCTGAAAGCCATTTATTGTGAAACAGAACGCGTAATATACAGTTAAATGAGAAAAATGATATTTAAAAAGCCAAAAATAATTATTTTTTTATTATTTTTCATTTTCCCGTTTGACATTGAAAAAAAACAGCGTATTATATGCCTCACGACAGACGTCCCTATCGTCTAGAGGCCTAGGACACCGGGTTTTCATCCCGGCAACAGGGGTTCGAATCCCCTTGGGGATGCCAACTCTCACAATTAGACGAAACGTCATAAGTTGGTCTAATCACATATTCGCCTGTAGGTAAAAAATCAATGCGGTTTATTTTAGTCAAAACAGCTTGACGTAGCCTGTCTGCATTCGCCAGCGTTCTTTTATCTCTCTTTGCCATTTTTAACACTTCCCCCATATAATTTATTTGTTCGGCAAGGCTTTTGGCATAAGTGAAATAATCAATATCTTCTTTGGCTTGCTCTTTTAGAACGTCTACACGTGCAGTCAAGGTATCTATCTCAGAACTTAAGGCATTTATTTTCTCATTTGCCATTTTTTTTATCTGCTCTGAACCAGGATCATTAAGAAGTAAATTAAAAATTCTTTCTCTTTCTGCTTTAGCTTCAACTAGAGCCCTTTGTGCTCTTTCCAATTCCGGGCGGTTATCTTTAATAGCTTGCTGTCTCATTGTTTCCAGCTCAATCAAAACAGCCTCTATTTTCTTTTTTGACATTTTAGTTTTGGACGCGTGATCTAGAACTTCATCTTCAAAAAATTCTGCTCTAACCCGATTTTTACATTCAAGATTATCTGTACAACGATAGTAGTGATAATCTCCACGTTTAGGACTGGCTGTTTCCGGTGTCATGTTTCGACCGCAATGACAGTAAACTAAACCAGTGAGCAAATAGGGATATTTTTGAGCTTTAGGTCTTGACGCATGTTTTTTATTAGGTAATTTTCTCTGAACCATATCGAAAAGCTTTTTATCAATTATCGCATCATGCTGTCCTTTATATACTTTTCCCGCATATGGAAGAAGTCCAAGATATATCTTATTCCTAAGTGCAGCTAAAATCTGATTCTTAGATATTATATTTTTGTATTTTTTGTAGATATTTAATGCACTGTCTTTAGGATGCTCCGAGGCATACATCTTGAAAATATCATTAATAATCTCAGCTTTACGCGGATCAACATATAATTTGTTATCCTTTCTTTCTCCGCGACGATACCCAAACGGCGGTCTGCCAGACGGCCAGCCACCTGCAGAGGCAATTGAAATCATTTTGTTTCGAGTATTTTCGGCAGATTGTTCGCGCTCGAACTGATTGAATACCTGCATCATCCCTAACATAGCCCTACCGCTTGGTGTTGAAAAATCAAGATTTTCAGTTACAGAGATAAAACCTTTATTATGCTGGTAAAGGTTATCAAAAAATTCAGCGCCATCACGCAGACTACGCGTAATACGAGACAGCTTATATACGCAAATCGTGTCCCATTCTGCACGGCTTGAATGCAACTGTGCAATTAGTTCTTGGAAGCCTGGACGGTTTTTATCTTTTCCGGACATGAATTCATCAGATAATTCGGCAACAACTTCACCACCACGAGACTTTACATATTCACGACAGTACTGTATCTGCATATTAATTGAGGTTTCACCCTCATAACCTGAACCACGAGGCGATACGCGTGCATAAATCAAATATTTCATTTTATCCCTTTAGTTGACAATTTTGCTTATTGTGAATCGTTAAGTTCTTTAATAATCTTCGGCAACTCATAGCTCTCAAATGGAGAACGCCAATGACACTCTGGACAATTAAAAGCATTAATAGCATCAAATGTAGACAATTTGCACTTCGGGCAATATACTACTTGCTCAAACTCCCCTTTGTGATTCTTTTTAAAATATGCGCCAAGATACTCTACAAACTGCTTCGTTTCGGATTGTTCCGTAAGTTGCTTGAGAAGATGTTCTCGCTCTTTTTCAGACTGAGTAAGCTTTTTGCGAAGTTCATCGATTTCTTTTTCTTTAAGTACATAGATTTCCTTAAGGAGTTCGATGCGCTCCCTAAGAACGGAGTTTATCGGAATTCCGGAAAGTATTTCCATAAAGTTTGACATTTACTACTCCGTTTCAAGCTTTTGAATAAGCTTTTTATATTTGTCTTTGATCTCAATGATTCTGGTATGCGAGGCGTTTTCTTTTTCAAGTTCTTGGATATTGTACTTAGCTTCTTTGATCGCCGCCTGACGTTCTTTTTGCGCTTCTGTTAATAATGCCGACTTAAATTTTTTAAAAGCATTTTCAGGAAAAATCAGTTTTATATTTTTTTTATCAAGCTTGGCATATTCTCTGATTTTATATCTTGGATCAATTTGCTCAAAAATAAACTCAACACGATTAACTCCATCATGACCTATCAAAAAATCAGAACCATATTTTTTAGCATAAACATTAAAATCATAATCTCTTAATTCACAAGCAGCATCAACGGCTTTTTTGCGCCTTATATCTCCAACTTTCAATGCCAACTTTGCCGTATTTTTACTTCTTGCTGTATATTTAGTATCCTTGATTTCTTCCTGCATCTTTACGACAAGCCGTTTGATTTCTTTTTTTCGTTGACGGTCGGAGTAATCCATATAGACAAAATACCCGCCAATCAAGCTACTCAGGATAAAGAGTAACAACAAAATAATTGTGATCGTTTTCGTTTTCATTAAGTAAGACCAAATTCCTATTTTATTGTTTTCACTGTTTATATTAGATAAAATACAAGTACTTAATAAACTTTGCACCTGCAAACAAGTACTTAATAAACTTTGCCAACTTTGCGCTTGCAAACAACAAGTAGTTAACAAACTTGTGCTTTGCAAACAAGTCAACTATATATAAATATATACATGTACATATCGCGTGCGCCCTCTCCTGCGTTATTTGGATGGGGGGCTCGTTTCTCCCCATCCCCATACATAATGCAGGGATAAGAGACGCAATAAAACATTTACTTATTGGGAAATAGTTTGCTCGAAACCATATTGCGGACAAGTGAAATCAAGCAACCTTAGTTTGATGCTCCCCCGGACAGCTTTTTCCTTTGCTTTTATTTTTTAAATCTTCAATGAAACTCAAGGCTGTCAATTTATCTTTTTTACTTAAAGCACTCCAACTTTCTAATAATTCCATTGTTAAATGATCTGTTTTAGAGATTCCTTTTGATTTTGCAGGTGGATGATCTTCTCTTATGGTATCGTTCCAGCCAAGATGACGTGGATCAATGTCTGAAATTGAACAATTTAAAGCTTGAGATAATCTCTGCAAAATATCAATTTTAGGGTTAGCTTTCCCCTTTTCTATTTCACTAATTTGCGGTTGTGTGATATGTGCTCTTTGAGCAAGCTCTAGTTGGGTAAAACCTTTAGCAACTCGAAGTTCTCTTACTCTCTGTCCTGGATTTTTCATAAAACAACACCTTGCTATGTTTATTACCTTTATTAACCTATTGCATGAGTATAATATATACAAAAGATAGAAAAAATCAATAAAAAGTTATAAAATATATTTGACTATAGAAATTTCTATATTATATTTATATCAGCATCTCATGAGTTTTTATTAAAACTATCACCAAAAAAAGGAGCCGTTAATGTCAAAAAAAGAACAATCCGAAGAGGTACTTGTTTCGATAAAAATGCCTCGGGAACTAAAGGAAGCCGCTTTAAAAGAAGCCATCAGGCGCGGCTATGGGAAAAAGACGGGGCTCTCGACTTTAGTTCGTGTCGAACTGTCCCCTTTTTTGAGTAAAAATATAGAAAATTCTATATAGCAAAAACTATAAACAAAAGGTACAAAAAATGAAAAAAGCAACACATACGCCGGGACCGTGGAACACACCCAAAGATACATGGTGCGACTATGGCAATGAAAAGGACGGACATGATTATAATGTCCCTGTCGATTTGTCCGATAAAACGCGAGTTATTGTTTGGGGAGAAAATTTAGAACGCTGTCAAGCAAACGCCCAACTTATCGCTGCCACTCCTGAGTTGCTCAAAGAGCTTAAAGAATCAAGTCGGCAATTACGAAAAGTGCAAGAATACTTTTTATTGCCACAATCTGAAAGAAACAAAACCAATTTCATTACTGGTTTTCTGCGAAGTTCGATTGGTGGTTCTGCTCAAATATCTGCTAACGAAAAAATAATCAAAAAAGCAACTGGTTAAAAGAGGAGAAATAAAGATGGCATCAATAAGCAGAATGACAGAAGATGGGAAAGTAAAACTCGTAAAAGAAATAGATAAAGATGCTAGAGATATTTATCACATCAGGATAACTCAATGTGGTGCTAGTTACGCACAAGAAGTGAGAATAGACTGCATCAATCTCGAAGCGGCAGAAAAACTATTTGAACTTTTATCCGAAAAATCCGATTACCTGATTTAACTCAACGCAAAAAGCCCCGGTCTGGTACACCGGGGCTACAACGGTTCAAAATGTTAAAAGCCGTTGCGCTGTCAATATAAATCCAAAAAGAGGAAAATCAAAATGTTAACTCCCGAAGACCGTGAAGAATTCGAAAGGTTACGGAAAATTGCCAAAAACGGGCAGTTGTCCGCAGAGGACGAAAAGGTTTTTAAAGAACTGTTGGAGCGAGTAAGGAAATCAAATGACGAATAACGTTGAACCAGAAGAAATAATCAATCCTGATGAAATAAGGCTAATAGCAGAATTGCTCGTTGAAGCCGCAAAAATTCAACTTGCAGAAAAGAGGAGACCCGCAAATGAAATATCCACTCATGAGCTTCGATCCGGAAAGGCAGGCGTTATACACGCGAATCTGGAAGAGGCAACAAACCCTCATTTACAAATTCGTCCGGTTTCTTGATTTGGAACCGAAAAATAACCAATAACAAAAGGAAAAAGGTACAATGGACGAAAAAGTCAAAATCGTGGCGTTGGAACTCGAAAACGTCAAAAGAGTAAGCCTGGTACGCTTGGCGCCGGATGGCAAAGGTCTAACTGTCATCGGCGGCAAAAATGCTCAGGGGAAGACATCTGTTCTGGACGGTATTGTTTACACACTTGGCGGTGAACGCTATCGCCCGAGTAACCTGCAGAAAGACGGGACAATGGCAGATGCCCGAATTTCTCTCAAGCTTTCAAACGGCTTGCTGGTCGAACGCAAAGGTAAAAAAGCTTCTCTGAAAGTTACTGATCCGTCTGGCAAAAGAGCTGGTCAAACTCTGCTTAATTCATTTGTCGAAGAACTGGCAATCAACCTGCCGAAGTTCATGGACAAAAGCGAAACTGAAAAAGCAGAACAGTTGCTTTTGACGCTCGGTATCGGAGATCAGCTTGAAGCTATCCAAAAGCGCGAACAGGAAGCTTATGACAAACGTCATCAATTCGGGATTGTCGCAGATCAAAAGAAAAAATACGCTGCCGAAATGCCCGAATATCACGATGTTCCTGACGAGGAAGTTTCCGCGGCAGAACTGATTCAGAAATCAGGTGAAATCCTGCGAGAAAATCAACGCATCAGCGAAATAAAGTCAAAACGTTCGCAAGTCAAAGCCCGTCTTAAAACATTGCGGGAAGAACTTGAACAACTGGAAAAAGATGAAACAGCCCTTGACGCTGTTGAAGTCGGCGAAGTTCAGGAAACTACGCAAATCGAAGAGCAAATCAAAAACATCGATAATACGAACGCTAAAATCCGTGCCAACAAAAGCAAGGAAAAGGCGCAGGAAGAAGCTGAGCAGTATTCTTCTGAATACAACAAAATGACCGAGGCTCTCGAAACAATCCGCACAGAACGCCGGAATCTGCTTGATAAAGCAAACCTGCCGTTATCTGAATTGTCTATCGGTAAAAACTCTCAGAACCGCCCAATCCTGCTTTATAACGACAAGGCTTGGGACTGCATGTCCAGCATGGAACAAATCCGCGTGGCAACGGCAATCATTAAGGGACTTAAGCCTGAATGCGGTTTCCTGCTTCTCGATAAACTGGAAATATTCGATGCAGACCAGCTCACGGAATTAAACAACTGGCTGGAAGCTGAGAACCTGCAGGCAATCGGCACACGAGTTACTACTCGTACCGATGATTGCACCATCGTTATTGAGGACGGCTATGCGGTCGACGAAAAAGTCGAGCCTATTGACGTTCTTGAACAAGTTACAACCCCAAAAACTGAACCCGACCAGAAACTTGACTGGTAAAGGAAAATCAACATGGAAATTATCACAGGAAAACAAAAAAGTCCGCTGAAAGCGGTAATCTACGGTGTCGAAGGTATCGGCAAATCCACTCTTGCAAGCCAGTTTCCGAATCCGCTTTTCATTGACTTGGAACGCGGCACGAATCAACTGGACGTTGCCCGTATTCATCTTGAATCGCTGGCAGAAATCACCCAGTTGATAGCCAACCTTGAAAAGGATACCAAAGGGTATCAGACGCTCGTCTTTGATACTGCTGACTGGCTGGAATCATTGGTTCAGGAAGATGTATGCCGGAAAGCAGGAAAAACAAGTATTGAGGACTTCGGATATGGCAAGGGCTTTACTATCGCTGGCGAAGCATGGAAAAAGCTTGTCGACCGTTTAAGTCGGCTCAGCCATACTGCTGGCTTGAATATCGTTTTTCTTGCCCACGCTCAAATGAAACGGCAGGAACTGCCCGAGGAATCAGGCGGTTTTGACCGTTGGGAAATGAAAATGAGCAAGCAGGGCTCCGCTCTCCTTAAGGAATGGCCTGATCTGCTCTTGTTCTGCAATTACAAGACAATCATCGTTGAAAATGACGGCAAAAAGAAAGCTAAAGGCGCGGAGAGGGTTATGTATTCCGCGCATCACGCCTGCTGGGACGCTAAAAACAGGTTCCAGTTGCCGAAAATGATGAAGCTTGGAATTGAACCGCTGAAAGCGTTATTCAGCTTCACAGCCCCGGCAAAAGCAGAATCCGCTAAAACAGAAGCCACGACAGAACAGACCGCGACAAAGTCAGCCGGCACAACAGAAAACACCAAGCCCGATGCTACCGCAAAAACCAACGCAGTTCCTGAGAGTGAAGAACTTCGCCAGTTGAATACGCTTATGGAAATGTCCGGCGTCAGCGCGGAGCAGTTGCAGGCAGAAGTCGAAAAAAAGGGTATCACTCCTAAAGGAACACCCTACACGAATTACCATACTGATTTACTCAAGCGGATTATTTCCGGATGGGAAATCATAACCAAATCAATAACCAAATAACGGAGTTCTTATCATGAGTGAAGAATTAGGCTGGAACGATCAAATCGAGCAAGATAGCGGTGAATTTACTGTCATTCCTGCAGGGAAATATGACTACACGATCATCCAATTTGAACGCAAGCGTTTTGAGGGAAAGGGAAAAGTCGAAGAATGCAACATGGCGGTAATCACCGCAGAAATCAATCAGGCTGGCGAAGTGGTCGGTAAGGTTACGGAAAACTTTTTCATGCTGAAACGCTTTGAATGGAAACTGTCTCAGTTATTCCGTTCCATCGGACAGAAAAAGCACGGTGAACCGCTGATTATGGACTGGACTAAAGTCGAGGGCTCAACCGGACGTTGCAAAGTCACTACGAGAAAATTCAAAAAGAATGATGGTGGTGATGGTGAAGGTAACAACATTGAATTCCTTGACCCGCCTGAACCTGA